TACCGTCAAAGCCATAACCCGGGAAATGCAAGATGTCGTCCTGGTCGTATCCCTTGATCGTCATACCATCATTGACGGAATATATATTGCGACTATCAATTGCGAGTGTTTCACGCAACACGACGACCGAAGCCCAGGGCAGCGGCACCAACTCTTTGATGTCGCCCATACGATTACGCTTAATCAGCGTGTAAGCATCACCCCGGAGCAAGATGTACTCCATAATGCGCCGCCAGTGACTTGCTGCGATCCACGCTGGACAAGGTCGCTTATTCATCAAATCGACCATGAAGTCTTTTTCGATTTCTTCGCGACTGCTGCCGACCTTATACATTTTTACTGGCAAGACACTGACGCCACCAGCGATACGATCAACGCAAGAAAACACTGCCGCAACACGTTGTGCTGACTCTGGTGTGACATACACACCAGCAGCAGCTGGCGTCCCGCCTAAAAATTCAATGACGCGGGGATCTGAACTTTGCATAAACGATACGCCGTTCGTCGCATTGTTGATCTTTGCAGCCTGTCTCTCTGCGTTCCATTGCGTGAGGACAGTTGAGCCAGGTTGAGCAGCTCGCGCTCTTACTTCATTCCAATTTGCGTTCATGTTTCAACAAAGCCTTGTGTGATTGTGTCGTTGACCACATCGCCTGCGCGCGCTAACGCCATGACAGTGGCGACAATGCCGTCGATACGACCGTTGAGGTTCGACTTTTTCTTGTCAGGCCGATAGTTACCGTTCGTATCAAAGAGAAGGGCAACATTCATTGCACACCAGCGCAGCACTGGATTGCCGCCATGCTGAAAGAATTTTCCGTAGACCAGCTCTTCGAGCTTTTTACTTCCGGGATACATGCCGCCCGTGTTTTGCGGAACTTCAACTAGTGGCACATTCATATCAAGCAGCTCGTTTGCCAGCTGCAAGGCGTTCCACCTGTCAAAGCCGATTTCCTTGACTTCGTACTGCTGCATCGCACGGATAATTTGCAACTTCACTTGGTTGTAATCAGTCACGTTGCCCTCTGTGCCGATCAGCCAGCCCTCTTTCTGCCATCGTTTGTACGGCGCGGCATCGTCATGCTCTTGCGTGTCGATTTTTTCTTGTGGACACCAGAACCAGACCAATACATGCCAGTCACCACCTTCCTGATCAGGAGGAAAAACCAGCGAAAATGCAGTCAAATCGCGTGTTGATCCAAGGTCAAGACCGCCATAACAGAGCCGACCACGCAACATTTCAGGGTCAAACTTCTTATTTCCCTTGTCCCAGACATTGATGTTGAACCAGCCGTCGGCGCTGTTACACCAGACATTCAAGTCTTTGGTCAGGAAATTGACCAAAGCACCAGGTAAAGCAGCCGCTTTACGCGCCATGCCGCGCATGTATTCCAGTGTCTTGGACTTGCCAAGGCCGGGATTGGCTTTAATCCAGTTGGTTTCGTCAAACGGATCGTCACCTTCGTCAAGCGTATAGACATAACCAAAAAAGGCATCATCAATACGCTTACCCTCCAATACTGAAATCAGGTACGAACGCACCTCAGTACAAATGCCGTCAAGGATGAAACCAGCCGTGGTGATCGCTGAGAGCAAAGGCTCAAAACGCGCACCGAGCGCGGACTCCATTACGTCCCACACATCGCGGGTCTTCTGTGCATGCAATTCATCGAACAAAATTGCTGAAGGATTCAGACCGTCCAAGTTTTCCGCGTTCGCCGGCAATGGCGCAAAGACTGACGTGTCGCACTCAACCTTCTCCTGGTTCAAACCACCAAACACTTTGAACGATCTGGCAATCCCCGGTGAGCGCCGCACCCAGCGCTTAATGTTATCGAACGCAGGTTTAAAAACCGTCATCGCTTGTGATCGCGTTGTCGCCACGGCATAGACCTCAGCGCCGATCTCACCGGCCATCGAAAAAAGATATGCGCCTTGTGGTCCTTTCCACGTTGACTTGCCGTTTTTACGAGCAACTTCTTCGTACCCGCGTGAGAATCGGCGACCACCATCAGCACGCCGCCACCCATACAGCACCGCAGTCCAGAACTTCTGCCACGGATCGAGCAGGATTGGCTTGCCTGCGAGTGGGCCTTTGATGTGGACAAAGAATTTTTCGATGTAGTTGATGACGTGCCAACCGTGGCCAGCGCTGAAACTGAGTCCACGTTTGTGACCATGAATGAGATCGGTGTAATGTCGAACGACCGCGAGATAGACAAGACGGCCAGTCACGATTTCATATCGCAGCACTGGCAAGCCGTAATCAACGTCCCATTGCTGCAATTCACCAGGCGTTAGTTGATCGATCTTTTTGCGGGTGAGGACATAGCATGGTTTACGAGATCGCCGAACAGATCGTCCTGACCGCTTTTCTCTCCCGTGTCCTTTCTGGTTCTGGCCAGCGACGGTATCGTCAGACATGCTTTCGGTAGCCATTGGTTCAGTTCCATCTTTAATCGTTTCTCGTCTTCTGCCCAGGGCAGCGGACTCTCATAGCCAGTCTTCGACGTTTGCGTCCGGCCTCGCTCATTGCACTTGATCCACGCTTTGCCCCAGTCCACATAAGTACGCACAATCACCACGATTGAAATGCCAGCAGTGAAGTGCGCAACACCTTCTTCACGTAGCACTTGGCAAATGTATTCATACACTTCTTTTTCTTCCGCACTAAACCCCGGCACCGGAGGAACTGGCGGCGATGTAATCAAATCGGGATCTGATTTGACTTGAGCAGCACCGACTACAGGCGGCGATACGCTGAAATCTTTTTTAAAATCCATGGTTTTATTCCATATATTGAAGCCCCGGGGGGTAGTTTTCGCTCTCCATAAAAATCTAGGTAAGCTCACGGTTTCCGCCGCGCGGTCGTTATACTTTTATGCCCCCGCCCCCTGTGGGTCGGTGTCGATGTCTGCCGCGCACTGATTCGGCAAGGCTCTTTTCTTCATGACAAGCATCGCACAAGCCCTGTTCGTTCGACTCATCGTCTAGACCGCCTTCAGCGAGTGGCACGATGTGGTCGCGCTGAGTCGCCACTGCCACACGACCTTGTCGTCGACACTCAGCACACAACGGATCACGATTGAACAACGCAGCACGCATCTTCTGCAGGCGTCTGCCAGTGATGCGCTTGGTTGCTTTTGGATGCTTCACCCAGGCTTCACGCTGATGATCAGCACACCGACCAGATGAATCACTAACCAATGACTTACAACCTACGTATGTGCATTTCTTCGGCGCTGCTTTAGGCATCGTCACCACCAATAAAAAAGCTCCGGCTGCACGAAGCAAACCGGAGCGAAGAAGTGTCACCGACACTTAGGAGCCAACTACCAACCAACAAAGTCAACAACAACCAATACTCATAACAGATCAAGGCAATCACTATCAGGGAGTCTTCCGATCAGCTTTGCAATGCGCATCTCTTGTTAGAAATCGCGTCTTACATGGACCACTTTCTCATTGCTCGACTTTGACGGGAGTGATCACCCTGATCTCTTATGGCATTGAAGATTAAAAACAAATGAATCTTTGAAGGAAAAAGAAAAAGCCCCGAAGACAAATGTCTATCGGGGCTTACATGCACAACTGATTCAGCGATAGCCGGGTGCAGCACGTAAAGTCAACTCAATGTGAAATATTTTCTGCTGACCGGAAAGCTATCGCTGAAAACGAAAAAGCCCCAGCTGGTTAGCTGAGGCTTTGTTTTGTATGGACGTGCGAAGTCCGTCTGGGGTGAATATTAATTGAAGTAATTTCGAGTTGCAAGATTTTTTTTCATTTGCTCGGTCAAGATATTTTCAGCCTCGGCCAAGACATCAGCAAAGATTAACTGAGGAAAACGCCATAACGTCGCCTGTCCGCAACGCTTTTTAATCGCCCACCCGTGATGTGTTTTCAATGAACCAATCATCGCATCCATCGCCTCTGCCGCCTGCATTTCACGACGCTCATACAATTGTTCAGGATCAGCGCTTGCTTCACTTTCCAGCATCGCTGATCGACCACGCCAGCCAAGTGACGAATCATCACGACGACAAAATCGCACCCACAAATCGAGGCAAAAATCTAATGGTGTTTCTTCCACATAACGAACTTCTATTTTTCGCACCGCTTCACGCATATTCATCTCCAGACTTAAATACCTTGCACTCTCAACGACTCACATGCATTCTTGATCGCTATCAATGGAATAGTTTTATCACCTGCCTGTGCTCGCGCTACGATTCTTCTAGCCCAACCCAAGTGATCAAAACCACTGCTCTTTGACGTGGTCAGCTTTGAGACCATCTTATTCAATTCAGCAGCACCTTTTTTGACATCGCCGTAGAATTTTTATCCACACCCAACTGCAATGCAGTAACAGGAACAGGCTCCCAACGCCCCTTACCTAGCTCATCTGCAAGTGCTTTTTCCCAACGCACCCTCAGCGTCTGATACGACTGATTGCGGAACTCAAACGCCCCAACTGAACGCCAAGCCCAATAAATCGCTGGACTTGACCATACGTTCTGCCGCCCTTCCTCTCTCGCGCGCCCTTGCTCCAATGCCTCGTAATACGCCACTTGCGGATCAACACCAGGGCGGCACATTTTGATGAACTCTGGCAGGGTTGGTGGCCAATCGCGAGAATCTAACGATGCTCTACCTCTGCGAAGTTCATCCGATGTCAACGTCATCAACTTCAATGCCCATACGTGCATCACTGCATTCAAGTCGGAGTTAATCCACATATCGAGAAAGCGATTGCCATAGCACGCTTCCATGTACTTGAAAAGCTTTTGCGTCCACGACAACCAAACCTCTGGCGCTCCCTGCTCAAATGTCGATAATGGTTCCATTTTGTCCTCGTCGATTTCCAGTTAATGCTTCTGAAACTTTCTGCCTTGCTTGATCTTTTGCCGACATTGCTGGTGCCGCTTTTTTGTAACCAGTCCACATACGCTGCTCGTTTCGACACCAATTGCGCCAAGTCGCTTCCCAATCCTTCATCGGTTTGCCGTTGGCAAGCCAGTGATCATGAAATTTTTCTGCTACTCGTCTGACATCGTCTTCCGACCAATGCGGGAACTGTTCCAATGCCCAAATTCCATAACTTCGAGGCAACACCCAATCCTTGGTCAATGCAGCGCCACGCTTCGAAGTTTTCCCACCATGGTTAACTGATGGTTCAAATGACGGTTCCTTGATGGTTCTGGGTGAACCACGTTCGGGGGTCGGCGATAAAATAGTAGTTACTACGACCATATCGCTCTTGTCGTTGAATGAACCGTTTTTCTTCCAAATATGCCAATGATTTTTGCACTGCACGATCACTAAGGCTCGTCTTTTCACATAACATTGAAACCGATGGGTAGCACTCTCCCTGGTCATTCGCGTTATCACATAACGCAACCAATACAAATTTGTGCGTGGTTTGTATGGGCGAGCGAAATGCCGCTGTCATCAATAAAATACTCATTTATTCCCCTGCCCTAACAACTCAATTCCAGCACTGGTTAAGCTATACATGCCCCGCACTTTCTCAATCAAATGATCACGAAATAATGGGACACAAACATTGTGAAGACGACGCTCTGTGCGTGGCTCATCAGCAAGACACGCCAGCAACGCAACGCCATAAGCACGCTTCCCACGACACTTACTCAATCTATTCAACACTGATTGACGAACACTATCCGAGGCACTCATATGCCCTCCACGTTTGCAAGCTAAAAAGGTGGAGACTCCTTCTTGTTTGGCTATAATGCGATTTCCCCAAACCTCATTACCAATTGCACAAAAAAGGAATCTCCATGGACCAAGACTCAGTACGAACACAAGTTCCTCCACGGCGCACGCCACCGGAACCAGTACCGGGAAGAAAAACATCATCTTTGAGAGATAACCATGAGCGACATACATAATCGAAGCGAACCACGCAGCATCTACGAAGCCACAATGGATGCTAAATTTGGCATCCATTACAACGACATGAATGCAAGGCTGTATCGCCGCCTTGATTTTCTCTTTGGGTTTATTGGACTCTTCGGCGGCAGCAGTGCATTGGTTGCCGCAATCGGAAACTATCAAGCCCTGGGCATTGCGTCTGGCGCCGCGATCGCTGCTTGCGCCGTTATTGAGCGACTCGTTGCTTCCACTGAAAAAGCGTTGAGGCATGACGACTACAAGCGACGCTTTGGCGCACTTGTAGCTCGCTGCAGTCAACTCACACTGGAACAAATTGACCAAGAGCTGATCACTCTTCAAACCGAAGCACCTAGCGGATTTCACGCCCTCAAAGTTCCGGCATACAACGCGCTTGTCAAAGCAAATAGCCAAGTCAAATACCTTTTGCCACAGAGCACGTGGGAAAACATCATGGAACGCATCGCGTAACACTAAGGCCATTGCTACGCTGCCTTGCAATCGTCGCGACGAAAAACACGGTTGCGGGGCTGCCGCATCGCAGCCATTAGCGCCATCAACTCTTCTGCCTTCTTGTGCAGGTCAGCAGCAATCTTATCAAGGCGCTCCATTTCCTCATCATCAATAACGCCATCATTTCCGATGTCAGCGCGATACTCGTTGAATAATTCGCCGACATCAGCATAAATCTCATTGAATTTCGTCTGAATTGAATCGGATTCAATACCACCCACATCGGGCAACTGAAAAAACCGCCGCCCGATGCAATAGCAACCGCCTCTGCAAAATATGTCGTCTTCGACAGCGATTGCAGCGCCAAGGAATCATCAACCGATAAACGCTGTCCCTTTACTTCATAGACACGGTTATGCAATGAGTTTCGAGACATACCCAAATAGGCTGCGGCTACGTCCCACGAGCCGGTAATTGCTCTGATAACACTCAAATTTGCTGTTCTAACATCCATATATTCCCCCAAAATTTTTAGCATCGCTTGTATGGTTTAACTTTCACCTGCGACGATCTACAATTTCCCTATTGATACGCAGCACTAACAAGACAAGCGCTTTTATTGATCGCACACCCAATAGCTATGAAACATTTTTACAAATTCACTTTTAGTTAATAAATTAACTCCAAACAAGTACAATCAAAGTCCCTCAACTACGATTTAATGTAAGGAATCAACATGCCAGACTCTATAAAGTTAATTTGCAGCAATTGCGGCAGCGATCAATTCTCTCAACCCGAAAATCCGCAACCGAGCGACATAATTGCCTGTTCCGGATGTGGAAATGCCAGTCGGTTTGACGATCTCCAAGCTGCTGCTATCAAGCAAGCCAAGGAATTTATCGAAAAGCAACTTAGCAACATCTTCAGGAAGTAATTTCAGAGATTTCACAAAATCAGAAATCTGCGACTTTATTTCGTCTTCGATTTCAAGTTGCAGATCCATTTTTATTAATAGCGGAATTGTCATGGGTTACTCCTTTAATTCAGGCCAAAGTTCATGCCAATCTTCTGGGAACAAATCCTTTCTACTCACTTCACCAAGGCTTGCGACCTCGATTTTTGGAGCAAAATGAAAAGGGACAGGACGACTACCGATAGCCCAACGACTAATATCTGGAGCGTGAGCCCCAATAGCCTTAGCAAGCTCTGATTGCCGTCCGCGTTCTTGAGAGAGGTAAGTTTTTAGATCCATAACCATAGTATAGCGATTCGCTAAATAAGTGCAATAGTGATTCGCATATTTACTTGTATAGCGTTATGCTATGTAATGACACAATGAAAACTATTGATGAAATCAGACGAGATAAATTACTTTTGGCAATTGAAATTGCCGGAAGTGCATCAAAGCTTTCCGAATTAGCTGGCGTTTCCTCTCAATACATCAGCCAAATAAAGTCGCGAACCCCGGAAAGTAAAACAGGCAAACCAAAAGCAATGGGTGATTCTGTTGCGAGAAAAATTGAGGCTGCGCTAGGGAAATCTACTGGCTGGATGGATTTCGCAGGCCAAAATATCGAGGGTCGAGATATCATTCGAAGAGAAGAATTACATCCTGAGCATATTCAAGCAGTTATCGATCTCATGTATTCGGCAGATGAACGCGGTATGCGAAAGATAAGGGACGCAGCTGAAGATGCTTTGGATAAATATCGATTGCAGCAGAATCAATTAGGCGTCGAGATTAAGCCCACAGCTAGGGCTTCTGCACCTACACCTAAAAAGCAATCACCTGAAAAGCCAATGCATTTTGAAGGCTCTATGCAAGATTTTGCCGGCGCATCAATTGGTGGCGTTGCGGGGCGTGATATAGTAAATAAAGATAAGTAATCAACAACAGAACAGATGGCAGAACAAGACGAACCTAGTTTTAATGCAAAACAATCATTTAGCGGCGATGTAGATCAAGTAGCTGGGCGAGATGTTGTAAATCAACACATTCATGGGATGGGGAGATTTCTAACTAAGAAAGAGCGCAATTTCTTAAATGGGAAAATTCAGAAATTAGAAGCCAAATTCAATCTACCTGGCTGGCAAACATGGGAATTTTTGCATAAAAATATTGGCATTAACAGTATTAACGACATGAAAATTGAACATCGCGATCCAGCAAATGCGATTGTGGATCTGCTGATTGAAAATTCATGCCTAAAAGCTGAAGCCAGTAAATGTAGCCCTTCAACAAACCAGTCACAAAGTACCGTAAGCAATGTGAATGTTACTAGATCCGGCGTTTGGCTAGGGGGCGCGTTAATCATTTCTTTGGCAGCCTCAGGAATATTTGCATTTCAAGCCTATGCCGCAGCTAAAGTTGCCAGCGAAGCATTAAAACGAGTAGTCGTATGCAGTTACGGCGACAGACAATATTCAATTGGTAGCATCATTATTGACAAGGATAAATCGGAACAGGTGTGTACCGCGTCAAGTGATGGGAAATCACCCGAATGGAAGCCCGTGAAAGCAGCACCACCCAAACGATCTTCGCAAGCCAAGGTCCATCAGCGTAACGCCGAAAAACTCTCTTCTTCTAACGACTCAAAGCCAGATCCAATAAGCGACTACATTCAAAACAATAATTGAGTTTGTAGTGCAAATGAAGCGCCGGCATAAAGCTATTAAAAAGATACACCCAAAGCTAGGACGGGTGTCCAACTTTTGGGGTGCAGTTCAAGAAGCGGGTTAGTTTATTTGCTTCCCGCATTTTTTTCGACCACACTCTGCTGAGCTGGCGGCACTGCCAATTGAACCTGAGGTGCTGGGACCTGAATAATAATTGGAGCCGGCTGCTGAATCTGCTTCTCCGATTTTGGCACGGCATTATTTAACACAAATGTCATTACTGTGATTGCCGCAACTCCCAGAGTGACTGCGGTAATAATCATCCATTTGATCATATCAGCGGTATTCTTATGCATTTCTATACGAACTTCAGAAAACCTTGAATCAAGCCCCGCAAACTTAGCGTCGATCTTAGCCTCCATAGACGCGATACGACCATCCATGCGAGTTTCGATGGTTTCTAGTCTTGAGTCTAGGAGTTCTTTGGTAATTGCGCTCATGTTTTGATCATATACGGGCTGACTCATTGCGTCAATTTTATTGGCAACCCAACTGTGCTCAATATTTGAAGAATCTTCAGAGGTTATAATTTTAGCATTATCACCACCACGTGTGCCATAAATTTGAAATACTGCCGCGCTTACTTTCATCTTCTTTTCAAGCATTTGGCTTTACCTTAGATTTGTTAACCTTCCAATTTAACAAGGTAGTTTTTGCAAACATTTTAATAAACCCACAATTATTACAAATAACCATCACGGTTGGAGCAAACGGCGGCGGCATATTAAAACTTCCGTCCCGTGGTTGTCCGACGATACCAAAATCTAAATGTGGATCATGCATAATCGACCAATTATTCTGGAGGCAAGAATTGCATGCATGATTTTTTACCTTCTCATTCAAAAATTCAGTTATTTCTGAAAGTTCGAGGGGCGTTTTTAAAAGTTCATTTATATCCATAATATTCATTAATTCTTATATTTTCGGTTAAACATATAGGTGGTTTATATGCCTCAATCAACGCTCTTAAACTTCATACTGCTTCCCGCTACATACTTCTTCCATGCGCTAATCCAGTCCGTAGCCATAGCATACTGAGCATCTTTCAATGCCACCTCGCCTGCGCACACCTTCTTATATAGAACGAACTCAAGCTGATCCTTCTTATCAGCGCCCCATTCCGATTTGCGCGGCTGCGGCCAGAGGTTAGCCGGGTCAGTCGGATTCCCTCCGATCGATAACGCTATCAGGTGATCTTCTTCATAGTCCGTCGGGTTGGTATCCGAGTAGCCGTATTGCCTGATCTGACTCTTTTTCAGCTTGTTCGTGTAGCTTGCAGGCGGCCTGATGGTCTTTGTATAGCCCTTTACGCATACCGTCTGCCGAATGTTTTCCTGCGTTACTTCTGGGTTTATCGCGCCGGGTGTTAGTTTGTGATCTGGCAAGTCACTGGCGGACGCGAGTGCCGGCAGCAGCATTACCAGCATTAAATATGTTTTTGCATTATTATTTGAATTTTAGCTCGACTATTAACGACGGTTAAGAATTTCACCGGTTTCAATTACGTAATAAATGATTTTCGAAATTTTGAAAGGAATAGCCTTATTAAAACTCAAAATCTCGGCAGGATCATTAATAGTTGGCGTCATACGAAAACCGCCACTTTCAATAATCTTAGTATCAACCACATTACCGACAATAAGAATGCCGATGTGCGAACCAGAAAGTGTCCGAGCCTTTTCGATTGGGATGAAAATTGTATCAAAGTAATCGTAGCCACTGCCAGATACACGCTTACTAAAATAAGTCAGCGCGGGATCTTGATCAGAGAATGCTAAAGCAAAGTCTTCCTTTATTACGCGCCTCACTTCAACCTTTGTACCGAAAGCATTAACACCTGTATATTTATCGCGTCTGGTGTTCATCAAAGCTATCCTGCACGTAACCCACGCCTTTGAACCTGGATATCCATACGTCTCTGAGCAGGGTGGATAGCCATTCCATTTCAAACTGTAAAGCTGAACATCAGCGTCATATTTAGCATCCATCTCTTGTATCAAAAATGCATATGCATCATTGGTATTGATTGGAGCCAGAAGCGCATCCTTATCTTTAATGCGCCCCTCGAACTCGGTCGAAGTTTCAAACTCCCCTTTTTTTAATCCAGAAACCTTTGATTCAAAAAGCGCAAAGAATTTTGCAGGATCAACGCCTTTGTATCCAGGCTGAAATTGTTCTACATCGACGGCTATCGGTATTGGCACCCATAGCGTATTGCGTTTTGAGACCTCCACTTTGGCCTGCTGTGGCTCCGTTGGCTTTAATGCCCTACCAGAAGCCATCGAAAAATCAGTGGCGGTCAATAATGCCAAGAAAAAATATTTGCACTTCATGTTTACCTTCAATTGCTCCAAGGTTTATTTTTTATTAATTATCTCGCCTTCTACTGTTTACATCAATGTAAACCGCCCTCCCAAAAGTAAAAAATGAGCGGCAAATATTGCTCAATCACTTTTCATGCTCAATCAAAAAAAGCCTTAAAAATACAAAAATTTAATTTATTTAGCTAATCGCTATATTTTTACCTTGTCTTTAAATTAGCGATTCGCTATACTTAATTCATTACAGCAAAACAAGCACCCGAGCAGTCGCTGTAGTTACTTTGTTTTTTAACGAATGATCGGAGCCGAAAATGAACATCAATCACATAAAGCACCTTTTTGTAAAAGTCCACGAAGAAACCCATCAGCACCACAAATCGATCAAAAAACGCGCCTTCATCATGGCAGCCCGTATGTTGGTTGGTATCGCAATTTTGCGCGATCAAAAGTTGGCCAACATCATCCGCAATATTTGGAGCACAGCGCGATGAAATACACCAACCGCCACCATACAGATCGCGGCGCCTGGAACCCTCCTACGCAAGCGAACAACGGCTTTCCCGGCGCATTCGAACTCACAATTGCTGCAATTATCGTCGTATTTCTCCTCGCGTTTGCAGGCTACGACCAGTCAGAAGATGAGCAAAAGAGTGCAGAAGTAATCTCAAACGCCAAATACGCAGCACTGCTCGATGCCGCTGAACACGAGAAAGAAATGCTAGTCCTCGCCGCAGTCGGCAATGAAATGCCGGAACGAAAATAAATTCAGACCATGACCTGCATTACTCCAGATAAAGCCGCCCTTGAAATCGCTTACAAGCGACTTGGGCTTCGCTTGTCCTACAGCGATGCAATGCGCAACCCAACTTACAAGAAATTAATTGAAGCGCGCGCCAGAGCACACATGCGTCAACGCAATCGCTTTGATTTAAAGAAATTGCAAGCCAACGATAACGATTAATCAAAAATCACCAACCAACAACAGGAGCAATGATGTCAGCAAAAGCATTTGCAGTCACCCTGCAGGATTTACGCGATGGACGAGTCCACGCAGAACTTTCTCAGCAATTTGGCGAACTAGTCTGCAAGGTCAAAGAGACCGGAAAAGCTGGAGAAATCACCCTAAAAATCAAAGTCAAACCTGCTAGCCGCGGCAGCGACGTTGACAAAGTCGTCGTCTCTGATGCGATCTCCGTCAACTTACCAAAACCAGAACGCGGCGAAGACTTCTTCTGGTTGACCGATAGCAATGAACTTAGTCGTAACCATCCGCGGCAAGGCAACCTTGAATTACGCGATGCCGCTCCATCCACTCCAGCAAAATTGAAGGAAGCATAACCATGCAAGACCTTATTCGCCAAGCCATTGCGAACCTCGCCGAAACATCACAAGCCAACTTTCAGGTGACCAAGCAGGACGAAACAACACATCTGCTTTTGCGTGCAGACCAGAAGCATATCGATATCACAGCCGCTATCGAGCAAGCTAAACCAACAGCAAATCGCAAGAAAAATACTCAGCAGTTGAGCGAAATTCGCAGTTTTATCACTTACATCACAGATCAAGGCTGCCAGCAAAACGGCTATATCTATGCCGACGTTGACAGCCGCACACTTACTGCGGTTTTCAATGATTTTGCCGACAAAGATACTGCTGGCTGGCGCGATCATAAGGCGGTATTCACCGCTGCCCTCAGCCGTGAGTTCAATAACTGGATCCAGTCAAACAAGAAGCAAATGTCGCAAGAAGATTTTGCAATTTTCCTTGAAGATAATATTGCCGACATTGCAGAACCATCTGGCGAATCACTGCTCTCTATCGCTTTGACACTGCAAGCAAAAACCGAGGCTAATTTCAGCAGTAGCCGCCGGCTCGATAACGGTCAAGTGCAATTTACGTACACTGAAAATATCGATGCCCGTGCTGGTACCGGTCTTATCGAAATTCCTCGCGAGTTTGCTATTGGTGTGCGCCTGTTCAAAAACGGCGAAGGCTACAAGATTAAAGCTCGCCTGAAATATCGCCTCGCTAGTGGTCAGATCAAATTCTGGTACGAACTGGATCGCCCTGAAAATGCAGTTGAAGACGCTTTCAACTCTTACGTCGCGCAGGCCAGTGAATCGGGCTACAAACTTCTATACGGAAGACCATGACCAAGCGCCTTGAAAAAGGCGACCGCGTGTCCTTTGATTGCCATATTTTAGGCGCAGTCGAAGGACACATAAAAACGCTGACCCAGGACATAACCAACGGTCAGCCATATGCGATCGTCGAACTAACTAACACGCATCCGGGCTATCTCTGCACTGAACCGGTGGTAAATCTGAGGAAAGCAGCATGAAACCAATTATCTTAACAGCAAGCGGATCATACTTTGATCTTCGCGCACCAATGCTGAGTCGCATCGATATTGACACTATTGCACATGCACTGTCGAATATCTGCCGCTTTACCGGACATACTCGCGAATTCTATTCAGTCGCCCAGCACAGCTATCACGCGTCGTTTTTGGTGCCAGAAGAATACGCACTAGAAGCGCTGTTGCATGATGCAGCCGAAGCATATATCGGCGACGTGGCAACGCCTCTTAAACGTCAATTACCGGACTATGCAGGCATTGAATCTAAAGTTGAACAAGCAATTGCTGCGCATTTCAATTTGACACTGCCAATGTCAGAACACGTTCATCGCGCAGATCAGATCATGCTAGCAACTGAAAAACGTGACCTGATGCCAGAATCTGAGGACTGGTTTGCCGGAACAGATATCCAGCCTATGCCGACAAAACTTGTACCAGCTGCACCAACCATGGCGAAGCGTCTATTTCTTGACCGCTTTCACCATTTGATCGTAATGAATGAGATTGCACAAGGAGAGGCAGCATGAGCATCCGTTCTCGCGCAAAACGTGCCGCCCGTCAACACAAACACACGAACAAGTGGGAAGCCAACCCAACAGGCGGCCTTGGCATCCTGCAAAAAACCACTTTGAGCAAAACATAGCACCACTAAAATTAGACGGAGACCAACGCTTTGAGATATCAAAAGCAGGCTGGGCATCCCTGACTGTGGTGGTTTCGGACTCAATTGCAAATGCAGATCACTGGGCAGACTTAGCAACCGCCGCCAATCTCGCACTAATGCTGGCAGAACAAGGCTACGGTCCTGAGCACGAATCAGTCTTCATTCGCGCTCAAGAGGCACTGACCAGAATGTATTTGCGCGGAACCCAGAAAAATATATGGCGTTTCGACGGGCAAGGTTTGCAGGACATGCGCGACACACTTGAGCTGCATGACCTGCAATGTGAACACGCAACCAATGGCGACATTCAGAAGGCTTTGACCACAATTCGCGATCGCATTATGACCGGCAATGTTTTTGAATTTCAGTTTGCGGAGGCAGCATGAGCCAATGTACACACAACTGTAACCAGGGACGACGCTGCACGTGCAGCCTGGTTAGCTTTATCAAAAGCGCATTTTCAAAAAGATAAATACCGCTTGTACACCACCCTCGACAAAGAACCGTCCTAAAAAAGATCGAATTATGGTCGACCTTGAAACGCTTGGAACAGGCCCGGGCGCCGTAATTTTATCGATCGGAGCAATCTCATTTGACCCTGAGACTAACACCACCGGCAGGCACTTCTACATGGTGATCAATACCGAATCTTGCTTAACATATGGACTTGCCGTGAACCCTGAAACGCTCCATTGGCGGGAACAGCAAAGCCATGAAGCACAAGAGGTATTACGCCAGGCTAATGACTATAAAACTAGCGTATCAATCAAATTTGCCCTGAATGAATTTAATAAATTCATTTCTCAACATCAAGACCCAGAAGTTTGGGGTAACGGCGCAGATTTCGACAATGTAATTCTCGCTTACGCAATGGCTAAATGCGATCTTCTTCCAGCTTGGAAATTCTGGAACAACCGTTGTTTTCGTACGCTAAAAGGCATGTTCCCAAATGCAAAATTGAATCGCATTGGTACATATCACAACGCTCTTGATGATGCCGAAACACAAGCACAACACGCAAATATTCTTCTTAAAAAATTGTCCGGAGTTGAAGCATGAGCCAATCACAACCAATCATCTACAGAATCAACGATGCCATGCGCCAAATGGGAATTTCACGCGCAACGATTTATCGGCTCGTCAAAGCAGAAAAACTTGAACTGGTAAAAATCAGTATCAGAGCAAGCGGCATCACCTCAGAGAGCATCAATCGTCATTTAAAGAGCAGCAACTAATCAGACACCACAAAACCAAACGAAAGGCAAACATCATGGCTGAAGCAACTATCGAACCAATCATCGTCACACCACCTTCTATCGGCGCATTCTGGTCGGAGCAAGGCGGCATCTATGCAGGTATTGTAGGCGGCAAAAACGGCGAACCTGATTACTACCTAATTCATGCGCCATCCGATTTCGAATTGACCGATATTAACTGGACTAATGCGATCGAAGCAGAAAAAAAAGAAATTAACGGCTTTAACGATTGGTCTTTGCCCGACCGCCGTGAAGCGCGTCTGCTGTTCATCAACTCACAAGATAGCTTTGATACTGACGAATGGTATTGGACATCTGAGCAGCACGCCAACGACAGCGACTATGCATGGATGCAGAATTTCGACGACGGCTACCAGGACTACTACCACAAGTCGTACGAGTACCGTGCTCGCGCAGTCCGCAGATCAAATGGAAACTCCAATGAGCCATGCTGAACCTTCTTTTTTTGAATTAACGAAAGCCTATTTTGACTGTCGCAAAAATAAACGAAATACCCCGAGCGCCCTTGCTTTTGAACAGAACCTAGAACGAAATCTCATCAAACTTCATGAAGAACTAGTTGATGGCAGTTATACACCAGGTAAGTCAATTTGCTTCGTCGTAACGCGCCCAAAAGCCCGGGAAGTCTGGGCAGCAGATTTTCGAGACCGAATCGTACATCATCTTCTCTACAACAAAATCGCGCCTCGCTTCTACGCTGGATTTATTGCCGATAGCTGCGCATGCATACCAGGACGCGGAACACTTTACGCAGCTAACCGGCTAACTGCCAAGATACGCAGCGCCTCCCAAAACTGGTCAAATCCAACCTACTATCTGAAGTGTGACCTAGCTAACTTCTTCGTGAGTATCGATAAAAATATTTTGCAAAAACAACTAGAAAAGCGAGTTGCCGAACCATTTTGGTCAAAACTAATGCATACGATTCTTTGGCATGATCCTCGGCTTAACGTTGAAATACGCGGAGAGAAAGAACTGCTTGCGAAAGTCCCTCAACATAAACGCTTGACCGAACAGCCCTCACACCTTGGCCTACCGATCGGAAACTTATCGAGCCAATTCTTTGCGAACGTTTATTTAAATACGCTCGATCAGCACATCAAACATAAAGTCGGTGCTAAGCATTACATTAGGTACGTCGATGACTTCATCTTGCTACATGATTCGACTGACTGGTTGAATGCAGCATTAAAAGAAATCAGCGCCTGGTTGCCAATGGCCCTAGGCGCAAAATTGAACACAAGTAAGACAATACTGCAGCCAGTTTCTCGTGGCGTTGACTTCGTCGGCCACGTCATTAAGCCATGGCACACCGTCACACGAAAACGAACCGTCTCTGAGGCATTATCGCGCATTGATAAAATTCCAAATAAGGACCTAATCGCGACCGCAAATAGTTACTTTGGATTACTAGGCCAATCAAACAGCAGCCACCACCATCGAGCACTATTAGCCAGAAGAATTCTCAAACTTGGCTACCCAGTGAACAAAGATTTAAAAAAGGCATACAAAAAACTCAAGAAAGATGAGTAGGAATAATAAGACGCTTCGGCGTCTTTTTTCATTTCCGATCAAAAATAAGTTAAATACTCATAGGCCGTATAATATAAAAGCGTAATAATGCCCAAAACGAAACACCCATTTCAATATTTGTAGCCAGATTTGTAGCTAGAATAAATAAAAATACAAATTTCAAACAAATATTCAATTAAATCAAATACTTATATTTTTTATGAAAATTACCACCTGGAACGTCAACTCGTTAAAAGTACGATTACCGCAAGTACTGAAATGGCTGGAGACTAATCCGGTGGATGTGTTGTGCATACAGGAAACCAAGCTGACGGATGATAAATTTCCGCAAGCGGAGATTGAAGCAGCGGGTTATCACGTAGCCTTTACCGGGCAAAAGACCTATAACGGCGTGGCGATTTTGTCTAAACACCCGCTATCTGAAGTGCAGAAAAACAATCCGCAATTTGAAGATGAACAGCAAAGAATTATTGCGGCGACGATCAACGGCATGCGCATTATTTGCGCGTATGTACCGAATGGTCAGGCGCCTGACTCTGATAAATTTCAGTACAAATTGAGATGGTTGGCGTCGTTGAAAAATTGGGTACAAGAAGAAATGCAACGCTACCCGCAACTGGCGATATTGGGTGACTACAATATTGCACCGGAAGACCGCGATGTCCATGATCCGGCGGCGTGGGTTGGTATGAATTTGGTGTCACCTGAAGAACGTGCAGCGTTGCAGGCATTGCTGGATTTGGGTTTGACAGATAGCTTCCGTCAGTTTGAACAAGCAGAGAAATCGTTTAGCTGGTGGGACTATCGGGCGCTGGGATTCAGGCTTAATAAGGGCGTGCGTATCGATCACATTTTGTTATCAGCGCCTTTAGCGCAACGTTGTGGCGCATGTGAGATCGATAAAGTGCCTCGGAAATGGGAGCAGCCATCGGATCATGCACCGGTGACCGCTACCCTGAATTAATACATTCTCCAACTAAACGCCTGGCCTACTCTTCATAAGCTAAGCCAGGCGGAGTAGATTTCGGTTTGTTCGATTTGTTTGCAGGTGCAATGCGTGGCCCAGAATGGGTTTGCTCCATACGGAAAGCAGACATGGCGGTCTTGAGCAAATTCGCCTGCTCTTCTAATGAACCTGCAGCCGCCGCTGCTTGCTCAACCAATGCCGCATTCTGCTGCGTTGCTTCGTCCATGTGTGCCAGCGCCACATTCACTTGTTGGATGCCATCACTTTGCTCGGCAGAAGCTGACGTGATTTCATTGATGATCGATGCAACCTGATCCACCGCAGCAACAATACGCGTCATCGCGGCACCCGCTTTATCTACCAGTTCAGAACCTTCGTTGACCTTGCTGACGGAATCTTCAATGAGGCTCTTAATTTCTTGTGCCGCTGCGGCACTGCGTTGCGCCAGGGTACGCACCTCACTCGCCACAACGGCAAAGCCGCGCCCTTGCTCACCTGCCCTTGCAGCTTCTACTGCCGCGTTCAAGGCCAGGATA